GGTGAGATTCCAAACCTTCTTCTTTCTGGACCTCCTGGTATTGGTAAAACTACAATTGCAAAGGCACTATGTAACGAATTAGGAGCAGATTATTATGTCATCAACGGATCCGACGAAGGACGTTTCCTGGATACTGTACGGAACCAAGCAAAGAACTTCGCTTCGACCGTCTCACTTACGGGATCTTCTAAACACAAAGTCATCATCATCGATGAGGCGGATAACACAGGAAACGATGTTCAACTCCTACTACGGGCGAATATTGAGGCATTTTATAACAACTGCCGATTCATCTTCACCTGCAACTACAAGAACAAAATTATTGAACCTCTTCACTCCAGATGTGCTGTCATCGACTTCACAATCAAGGGAAAGCAAAAAGTCCAACTTGCAGGAAGTTTCTTCAAGAGACTTCAACAAGTCTTGGATGAGGAACGGATTGAGTATGATCAAAAAGTCGTTGCGGAATTGGTATCAAAACATTTCCCTGATTTCCGAAGAGTTCTAAATGAAATTCAGAGATATTCTACTGGGGGTAAAATTGACGCAGGTATTCTTGCAACTTTCTCTGATGTATCTGTAAATGAACTTATTAAATCTCTCAAAGACAAAAACTTCACGGAAGTTCGTAAGTGGGTGGTCTCCAACCTTGACAACGATGCTTCTGTTTTACTTCGCAGGGTTTATGACGCCTGTTATGATTGCCTTACACCCCAATCTATCCCTGCTGCCGTTCTTGTTATTGCTAAGTATCAATATCAATGTGCGTTCGTGGTTGATCAAGAAATTAATTTCCTAGCAGCATTAACTGAACTTATGTGTGAGGTTGAGTTTAAATGACGCAAAAATCATTAAAAACTGCCTTGCGTTATCCCGGCGGTAAGAGTAGGGCAGTCGCCAAAATGGATGCATACTTTCCCGATCTTCGCAACTATGATGAGTTCCGCGAACCATTTCTTGGTGGCGGAAGCGTTGCAATCTACATTACAAAGAAGTATTCTAATTTGGATATTTGGGTAAATGATTTATATGAACCTCTTGTAAATTTCTGGCAACAACTCCAGATGTTTGGAGATGGATTGACTGCTGTTCTTGAATCGTATAAAAGACAATATAATACTCCAGAAAAAGCAAGAGAAGTTTTTTCTACAATGAAAGAACATATTAATAATTTAGAATTTCCAAGTCTTCAGAGAGCTGCTGCTTTTTATTTTGTAAATAAGTGTTCTTTTTCAGGACTCACTGAAAGTTCATCTTTTTCTCCTCAAGCATCAGTCTCTAATTTTTCTTTAAGAGGAATTGAAAAATTGCCAGAGTATTCCAAGTTAATTGCTAAGTGGCGTATAACTAATTATTCATACGATTATCTGATGGATGGGAACAAAGGTTCTTTTATGTATCTCGATCCTCCTTATGATATTAAGGATAATCTCTATGGGAATAAGGGATCAATGCACAAAGGATTTAATCACGATAAGTTTGCTTCTGATTGTGACGCTAATGATATGGATCAGTTGATTAGTTATAACTCGGATCAACTTGTCAAAGATCGCTTTAAGAACTGGAACGCTGCTGAGTTTGATCTGACTTATACTATGCGTTCTGTTGGTGAATATATGCGAGATCAAAAACAACGTAAAGAACTATTGCTTTTTAATTATGGAATTGAAGGATTGGTTAAACTCGATTAATCAGACGAAGCAAAACCTAATTGACGAAGACCCTTCACTTGAGAAGGAGTATGCACCTTACATTATCAATCGTTGTCTTTCAGGGCAAGTTGATACGGTACTTTTTGCAAATGAAATGAATTTAAATCATCATCTTGATAAAGATATGCAATATTCATTTTATCTAAATAGTATCAGGAAAAGGAAGAGGTTTTCTCCCTGGATCCATAAGGATAAGGTCAAAGACTTAGAATGTGTAAAACAATACTATGGATATAGTAATGAAAAAGCATCTCAGGCATTGAAAATCCTAACAAAAGAACAACTTGCTTTCATTAAAAAACGACTTGATATTGGCGGAACAAAATGACTAACCAAACAATTGAACCTCAAGTAAATTGGTCTCCTAATATGATGGTGGAGGTCATTTTAAATGAACCAGACGACTTTTTAAAAGTTCGTGAAACTTTAACTAGAATTGGAGTAGCTTCTAGAAAAGAAAAAAAACTATATCAAAGTGCTCACATTCTTCATAAACAAGGTAGATATTTCATTACTCATTTTAAAGAACTGTTTGCTTTGGATGGCAAACACGCAAATCTTACTGTAAATGATGTGCAACGTAGAAACCGTATTGTACGTCTTCTTTCTGATTGGGGACTTATTACAGTAGTTGATTCTGATAAAATTCTTGATATAGCACCTCTCAACCAAATTAAAGTTCTTTCGTATAAAGAAAAGGGAGAATGGATTTTGGAGCAAAAATATAATATAGGTAAAAAAGGAAAAGTTGAAGATGTTGATTGAATTTAAATAACTTTTTTATAAAAGTGAAAATACCGTAAAAAGAGGTTGGGTTTTTTCCCTTCTTCTTTTTTTTATTTCTATTATAATTAATACTGATCGCCTTATAGGGATCACACAATCAAACCTCGCTGTAAAGGAGCTACCATAATGACTAACCTCACAAGGTATACTGCTGCGGATCTTCCTGCTTTGATGGAAAGAATTAACCGCAATACTATTGGTATGGATGAATACTTTGATCGTATTTTTAAAATTCACGAAACAAATTCCAATTATCCACCATATAATCTTGTTCAAGTCAGTAATGTAGAATCACGCCTCGAACTTGCACTTGCTGGATTTAAAAAGAAAGAAGTTTATGTCTACACGCAAGATGGTAAACTTTTTGTTGAGGGTCAAAAAGAAGATAAAGAAACGGAGTCCAACTATATCCACAAGGGTTTAGCACAACGGAGTTTTAAGAGAGCGTGGACACTCTCTGATGATACGGAAGTACGATCAGTTGATTTTGAGGATGGGCTTTTGACTGTGACTCTTGGTACAATTGTTCCGGATCACCATAAGCGCAAAGATTATCTATAAATATTAATACCTGATTTGACCGCAATCTGTCAGGAGGGGGGGTGAAAATCCCTCCTTTTTATTATAAATACATATGCGGTCAAATCAGAGTAGAATGAATTACCTAAAGGTTTATTGCAACCTTATCAGGAAAGCGGAAAATAGAACTTCTCCTGAAGGTTATGTTGAAAAGCATCACATATTTCCTAAAAGTATTTTTGGTAAAAATAATAGAGTTATAATTCTCACGGGTAGAGAACATTACATCGCTCATCTTCTTCTTCAAAAAATATGTGAGAAAAGATACGGAATAAGACATAGAAGCACGCAGAAAATGTTGTGTGCCCATATCAATATGAAATCAAAAGGAAGATATTGTAATTCATATTTGTATGAAAACGCAAGGGTAAAGAGAAGTGAAAGTATGAGAGGAGAACTTCACTGGAACTGGAAAGGTGGTGCTGTTAGGAAGTATAATTGTAAAAATAATAAAAAGTATAATAAAATAAAATATTACAATAAAAAAGAAAAATTTAATACAAATGATAATTATAAAAGATATGAATATGAGTTAAAACATTCTTCTGGATTAATTGTTATGACTAAAAGTATGAGAAAGACCTGTGAAGAGTATGGATTAGATCATAGAACTATGAATAAAATTATAAAGGGGCAAAGAAAATCTCATAAAGGTTGGACTTGTAAAGAGGTGAAAGAATTGTCTATATAGTTTGTATCGTCGGCGCATGAGGAGTACCTGGCAAAATCCAGGTTGACTCCTCTTTTTTTTAGTGCTAAAATAAATCAAGAATTTGGATAAGAATGTCAATCAAGCTTTTACTTTTGAAGTCTGGTGAAGAGGTTATTGCCGACATAAAAGAAATGATTATTGGAGAAGATGAATCTACTAATAGAGTTATAGGATATTATTTGAAAAATCCTTGCACCGTTAAGATAAAAGAATCAAATCCATTATCGGATAATACTGAGGTAGTCGGAAGATTGGGATATGAGGTTTCTCTTTATAAATGGATTCCACTCTCTGCCGATGAGCAAATTACCATACCTACAGACTGGGTTGTCACAATGGTCAATCCCGTATCAAAACTAGAACATATGTATATAGAGGATATTATTAACAATGGAAAAAGCAATCAAAATTATAGTACTAATGAACAGTCAGATTCTAATCAGTCAGATTGAAGAGATAGGTGCTGATATTGGAGAACCTGACTGCAAATTAGTTAAACCATTTTTCGTTAAAGAACCGCAAATTGAGGGACCTTCAAGAACGTTAGAACCATTTTTAATGGGGATTACAAAACAAGATACATTTATGATGAGTTCGGATAAGATTCTTACACTTGCCGATCCTACTCCAACTTTACTTGAAAAATATGAGGATTTAATTAAAGAATGAATTTTTACACTAATGTTCAGTTGATTGGAAATCAATTTTTGGTTCGTGGAGTACAAAATGGTAAAAGATTTGAAACAAGAGATGAGTTTTTTCCAACTCTTTATGTAAAAACTAAAAAGGAATCTAAGTATAGAACATTAAGTGGTGAAGTAGTTGAACCGATAAATCCCGGAACAGTTAAAGATTGTCGGGAATTTTATAGTAAATATGAGAGTGTAGATGGATTTGAAATTTACGGAAACGAACGTTACATATATCAATATATTTCCGAAAAATATCCAGAGGATGAAATTAAATTTGATATCAGTAAAATCAAACTTGTAACTCTGGATATTGAGGTTGCCTCTGAAGGTGGGTTCCCGGATGTGGAGTCTGCTTCAGAAGAAATCCTATCTATTAGTATTCAGGATTATACTACTAAGAAGATTACAACCTGGGGAGTTAAACCGTTTAACAATACTCGTAAAGATGTAACTTATCATTATTGTCCTTCTGAATATGAACTTCTCAATCATTTCATTAATTATTGGATGGTTGATGTTCCTGATGTGATTACTGGATGGAACATTCAGTTGTATGACGTTCCTTACATTTGTAAGAGACTCAATCGTGTTCTTGGCGAAAAATTAATGAAACGGTTCTCTAATTGGGGACTTGTAACTGAAGGAGAAATCTTTATTAATGGACGCAAGCATACGACATTTGATGTAGGTGGTTTGACTCAACTTGATTACTTGGATCTTTATAAAAAATTTACTTATAAAGTTCAAGAATCATATCGTTTGGATTATATTGCTGAAGTTGAACTAGGACAAAAGAAATTAGATCACTCTGAATTTGATACATTTAAAGACTTCTATACAAAAGGATGGCAAAAGTTTATTGAATATAATATTATTGACGTGGAACTTGTCGATAAATTAGAAGACAAGATGAAACTCATTGAACTCGCTCTTACTATGGCGTATGATGCAAAGGTAAATTATGCTGATGTATTTTACCAAGTTCGTATGTGGGATAATATCATTTATACCTACCTTAAAAAGAAAAATATTGTAATTCCGCCAAGAAATACTGAACGTAAAGATGAAAAGTATGAAGGTGCATACGTAAAAGAACCTATTCCCGGCATGTATGATTATGTTGTAAGTTTTGATCTAAATTCACTTTATCCCCATTTAATTATGCAATACAATATTTCACCAGAAACTCTTCTTGAGGAAAGGCATCCTACCGTTAATGTTGATAAGATTCTTAATCAAGAACTTACTTTTGAGATGTATAAAGATTATGCGGTATGTGCTAACGGTGCTATGTATCGTAAGGATGTTCGTGGTTTTCTTCCTGAACTGATGGAGAAGATTTACAATGAACGTGTAATCTTTAAGAAGAAAATGCTTAAAGCGGAACAAGAATACGAGAAGACAAAAAACAAAGAGTTGATTAAAGAAATTGCTCGATGTAATAATATCCAAATGGCACGTAAGATTCAACTTAACTCTGCTTATGGTGCAATTGGAAATCAATACTTTCGTTATTATAAACTTGCAAATGCTGAAGCAATTACTCTTTCGGGTAAGGTTTCAATTCAGTGGATTATGAATAAGATGAATTCTTATTTAAACAAAATTCTAAAGACTGATGGTGAAGACTATGTTATTGCTTCTGATACTGATTCCATCTATCTCAATATGGGTCCTCTGGTTGAAGTTGTATTCAAAGGGAGAGAAAAAACTACTCAAGACATTATTTCGTTCCTTGATAAGATCTGTCAGATGGAACTTGAAAAATATATTGAAAGTTCTTACCAAGAATTGGCAAAATACGTAAATGCTTATGACCAAAAAATGGTTATGAAGCGCGAGTGTATTTCTGAGCGTGGCATTTGGACTGCAAAGAAACGCTATATTTTGAGTGTTTGGGACAGTGAGGGCGTTCGTTATGAGACTGCCAAACTTAAAATTAAAGGAATTGAAGCAATTAAATCTTCAACTCCTGCACCTTGTCGTAAAATGCTAAAAGAGGCATTTAATATTTTGATGAGTGGATCAGAAGATGATATGATTAAATTTATTGAAGAATTTAAAGAAAAGTTCAAACAATTTTCTCCAGAAGAAATATCATTTCCACGCTCTGCCTCTGATGTTCAGAAATATACTTCATCATCTCAAATTTATATAAAAGGAACACCTATTCACGTTCGTGGAGCACTCCTGTTTAATTACTATATTAAACAGAATAAACTCAATACAAAATATTCTCTTATTCAAAATGGAGAAAAGATTAAATTTGTTTATTTGAAAAAACCGAATACTATCCACGAAAATGTAATTTCTTTTATTCAAGATTTTCCAAGAGAACTAAATCTTGACAAATACATAGACTATGACTTACAGTTCGAAAAGTCATTTCTAGAACCACTTAAAGTAATTCTTGATATTATTGGGTGGAGAGTGGAAAAAAAATCATCTCTAGAATCATTTTTTATATAAATGAACTTACCAATTTCCAATAAAGAATTTGATAAAATACTTGAAGTAATAAAAAATAAGTATCCAGATTTATACTCTAAACTTTGGTGCTATAAAATGAATGTTTTAAATGGAGAAAAAAATAATGGATTTTCTTAAAGATATTGTAAAAGAGATTGGTGATGACTTTACTAAGTTAGCATCAGATATTGAGGAAACAGAAACTTATGTTGATACTGGTTCATACGTTTTTAATGCACTGGTTTCAGGTAGTATATTTGGTGGTGTATCTGGGAATAAGATTACTGCTATTGCTGGAGAGTCTTCTACTGGAAAGACTTTTTTCTCTCTCGCAGTGGTTAAGAACTTTCTTGATTCTAATCCCGATGGTTACTGTCTCTACTTTGACACTGAGGCTGCTATCACTAAATCTCTTTTAGTTAGTCGTGGTTTAGATACATCTCGTATTATAGTCGTAAATGTCGTTACTATTGAAGAGTTTCGTACAAAGGCACTTAAAGCAGTAGATATGTATTTGAAGGCTCCTGTAGAAGATCGCAAACCCTGTATGTTTGTGCTAGACTCTTTGGGTATGCTTTCTACATCTAAAGAGATTACTGACGCACTTAATGAAAAAGAAGTTCGAGATATGACTAAATCTCAACTTATTAAAGGTGCATTCCGAATGCTCACACTCAAACTAGGTCAAGCAAATGTCCCGCTCATTGTCACAAATCATACATACGATGTCATCGGAGCTTACGTACCAACGAAAGAAATGGGGGGAGGTTCTGGACTCAAATACGCAGCAAGTACAATCATTTATCTCAGCAAAAAGAAAGAAAAGGATGGAACAGAAGTGGTCGGCAATATTATCAAAGCTAAGACTGCTAAGTCGCGTTTGAGTAAAGAAAATAAGGAGGTTGAAATTCGTTTGTATTATGATGAGCGTGGTCTTGATCGATATTATGGTCTTCTTGAACTCGGTGAGATTGGCGGACTTTGGAAGAATGTGGCCGGTCGTTATGAAATGGATGGTAAAAAGATTTATGCTAAACAGATTCTAAAGGAACCTGAAGTATATTTTACTGAAGAAGTAATGCAACAGCTTGATCAAATCGCACGCAAGGAATTTAGTTATGGAGAAAGTTGAGTTTCTAATTCTTAGAAACCTATTACATGATGAAGAATATTTAAGAAAAGTATTGCCATTCATTAAAAATGAATATTTTGAAGATTCTGACCAGAAAATAGTATTTGAAGAAATTTCAAAGTTTGTATTGGAATATAATAATATTCCTACTAAAGAAATCCTTTGTATTGAGATTGAAAAGAGAACTGATATTAATGAAGATCAGTTTAAAAAACTGATTCATCTAGTATCTAATCTTGAACGTATTGTAGTAGAAAAGAATTGGTTGATTGATACTACTGAAAAGTGGTGTCGTGATCGTGCCATTTATTTGGCACTTATGGAATCTATTCATATTGCTGATGGGGATGATAAAAAATCACCAGATGCTATTCCTTCAATACTTCAAGATGCTCTTGCAGTAAGTTTTGATAATCATGTAGGACATGATTATCTTGAGGATTATGAAAAACGTTATGAGTCTTATCATAAAAAGGAGGATAAAATTGAATTTGATCTTGAATATTTTAACAAAATCACGAAAGGTGGGCTCCCTAACAAAACTCTTAATATCGCTCTTGCTGGTACGGGTGTCGGCAAATCTTTATTCATGTGCCATGTTGCTAGCTCCGTTTTGCTCCAAGGTAGAAACGTTTTGTACATTACGATGGAAATGGCAGAAGAACGTATTGCTGAACGAATTGATGCAAATCTCTTAAACGTTCCTATTCAGCAGATTGTAGAACTACCAAGACAGATATTTGAATCTAAAGTGACAAATTTGGCAAAGAAAACTCAAGGAACTCTAATCATTAAAGAATATCCAACTGCTTCGGCACATGCCGGACACTTTAAATCTCTTCTTAATGAACTTTCTCTTAAGAAATCATTTAAACCAGATATCATCTTTATTGATTATTTGAATATTTGTGCTTCCAGTAGGTATAAGGGAAATAGTAGTATTAACTCTTATACATTTGTGAAGGCAATTGCTGAAGAACTTCGCGGACTTGCTGTGGAGTTTAATGTTCCTATTGTAAGTGCTACACAGACAACTCGTTCTGGTTATGGGTCTTCTGATGTGGAACTGACGGACACTTCAGAATCATTTGGTTTGCCTGCTACTGCTGACTTAATGTTTGCTCTTATTTCTACAGAAGAACTTGAAGGACTTGGACAGATTCTTGTTAAACAACTTAAGAACAGATATAATGACCCTACCATTCACAAACGTTTTGTGATTGGTATTGATCGTGCTAAAATGCGTCTTTATGATTGCGAACAATCTGCTCAACAAGATATCCTTGACAATGGGAAAGATGAAGAGTATGATTACGAAGAAAAGAAACCTAAAAAAACATTTGAGGGATTTAAATTCTGATGACTGATAAAAAAGTAATTGATTCTGACAAATACATTGATTTTGTTCGTCAAACTACAAGTCCAGCAAGTAGTGACTTTGCTCAACTTCTTTCACGAATGACTGAACTTGAAGCAAAACATGATGCGGATGTTCCTCGTCTTTTGACCGCTGCTCTTGGTATGACTGCAGAATCTGGTGAATTTACTGAGGTTGTAAAAAAAATCGTTCTTCAAGGTAAGCCTTATACTGAAGAAAATGTCTTTCATATGAAGCGTGAGCTTGGTGATATTTGTTGGTATATTGCTCAAGCTTGTATGGCACTTGATACCAACTTCCGTGAGATTATGGAAATGAACTATGAGAAATTGAGTGCTCGCTACCCAGAAGGAACATTTGATGTATATAGAAGTGAAAATCGTGTAGAGGGTGACCTATGACTAAAGAAAAACAAGTAACACTTAAACTTGATACTCGTACCGCTGCAGCAATCCGACAAGTTTTATTTGATGCCCAAAAAGGATATACTTATGATGAAGTCAGTGTTCCTCCTCGTGTAACTGATATTCGTGAGGTAATTGGGCAACTTGATGATAATATTGGCGCTGTTCTTGGAGTTTGATAAATACTTACAAAAATGTCTTTAATAGGAAGAAAAAAAGGAAGACCAACCACAAGAAAAAATTTTGAGTTTATTCTTAATAATTTCTTAATTTTCCTTAAAAAAGAACTACACATCACTTATAATATTCCAATTGTACTTATAGACGATGTAGACTTTTCTAAAAACTATAAGACATTTGGAATGATGCTGCCAGACAAAATTATTGTTAGCATTATTAACAGGCATCCGATAGATATCTTAAGAACAGTTGCTCATGAATATATTCATCATAAGCAACAAATAGAAGGTAAAAAACTAAATGGAAATGCTGGAAGCATTATAGAAAATGAAGCAAATGCAAAAGCAGGTGAAATTCTAAGAAAATATGGAAAAATTCATTCTGATTTATTTGATTTGATTCCAATTAGATAGTTTTATATTTTATAAATAAATAAAAAAGTATTTGTAAAAAAAATGTCTAGAATCACTGGAAAACAAGCTCTTGGACTTTTTGAGGCTTATCAAGCAGTATATGCTCCCCAAGAATTATCTGAAGAACAGATTTGGGAAGAAGTGGAAGAGTGGGTAAATTCACTTCTAGAAGAAGGATATGATCTGAGTGATTATACCTGGGAAGAAATGTATGAAGCATATATAGAAGAGGCAAGAGCGGAGGGTGTTGGTGAATACAGACCGGGTATGGGTGGAAAAAAGAGAACTGGTGCAGAAGTTAGAGCACAAGAAAAAACAGCAGCAGCACAAAAAGCAGCAGCGGGTGCAAATCAGCCAGGTTGGAAAGACCGCACAGGAAAAACAGAAGGTCCTCTTATCACGGTAAATCCTGGTGATCCTGAAGGTTCTGCCAGGGCTCTTCATAGTACAAGACAAAGACCTCATTCTAGAACTGGAAATCCTACAAGAATTATGGGAGGGGACATTGGAAGAGGATCTACTCGTGGGGGAGCTGCAACTTTAGATATTGTGAAGGGATCTCAAAGAAATATTGCTAGAGCAAATAGACTTCCTGATGAAGGTAGACCAAGACTTTCGAGAGAAGTTATTCGTAGACCTCAAGCAGAATCTTATGATGTTTATGATGTAGTTCTTTCACATCTTCTTGGTGAAGGATATGCTAATTCGGTTGAATCAGCAGAAGCAATTATGGTAAATATGAGTGAGCAGTGGATTGAAAGTATTCTTGGTTGATTTAAACTAAACCAAATTTATATCCCCCCTTTTCTAAATATAAGAAAGGGGGGATTTTTTTATGTCTGACATTTTATCGAGAATGAGTTCTTCTTTTCAACGTAATGTTGCAAGTGGTGTTATTCCAAAATCTGCTATTGATGGATATGGTGGATTTTTTGTAGAAAAAGGAAGGTCATATGAAAACGAAATCGTCGAAAAGTTAAAAAGATCAAAAAAATCAGATGGAACACCTGCACCTTTAATACGATCAAATTTTACTGCTGCTGGGACTAGTTTGAATCCAGATGTTCAGTTTTATGCAAATAAGTATAAAAATTTAGCAAGTGTTGAAGTTAAGACTAGTTTAAGCACACAATGGCTTTCAAAAAAATTGAGAGTTGATAAAGATATTAATAATGCTTTATTTTGGAATATTACTGAAAAAGGTAGAACAAAAACATATGGATTATTAAAGTCTATTTTAGATACTTATAAGGAAGATATATTAAAATCAATAAAAGAAGATTTTAATCTACCTACAAAAGATAGTGAAACTGGAAGTAATCCATTTTATACTCTACAAGCAGTATATGATTCTTTTGAAGATAACACATTTACGTCCAAATTTAATTCCTATACTCAAAAAAACCAAAAAAATATAATAACAGGAACGGAAATCGTTAGTCTGTATGAAAAATATTTGCATGATTTAAATACATATTATATTCAAATTAAAGGTAAAGGATTATATTATATTGGGGAAGATAAGTATAAGTTAAACGATAATCTACCACAGAATAAAAAAATTATAAAATTTTCAATACCAACTGCATCACTATCTTTAAAAAAGGCATATAAATCTGGTGGAAAATATCAACTTGAACTTCGTATAACTGCATCATCTAAATCTTTAAAAAAAAGTAATATTTCTTTGGATAATGTTGATGATTTAAAAATCATATCCGATTTTGTTTATTAATAAATATCAATAAACACTATAAAATGAAAAGATTTTCTCAATTTATATTAGAAGCAAAAGAAACCAGGGCATCCGAGCAAGCTAAGAAACTTGGTTTGGTTGGTGATGGGCACGGGGATTGGTATAACTCCCAGGGAGAATTTGTTGCTAAAACTGTAGATGGGCAATTGAAATTTTTTAATAAAGGACAAAGAATTGGATTAAGAGATATTCCACCTAAATCTGGACAGGGAAGAGGAGCAGCTGCTACGGCACAACAGCAAGTATCTCCACAACAACCTCAAGGTCAGCAAATTTCTCCTCAAAGAATACCTATTGGTCAAGAAGAACAAATGCCTGCGGATG